TAAAAATTTATCCATTAAAATATCTTCTAACTTATTAGGTCTATATTTTTCTACAAATGGTATTTTTATTTTAAAATAGTTATTTTTACTCATTAATATACTTGAAAATTATGTTCTAAATAACTTTATATTTCAATTATTTATTGAAATATAAATTATTTATTCTGCAGTTAAAAAGTTATTAATTTCTGATTTTTGCAATATAGATAAATCATCTTTTTTAATACAATGATTCAAAACATCATAAATCGTTGAAATTGTATAAACTTCAAAGTTATCATCTTCGGGACTATTACCTTCTCTTCTTAATATTTCTAAATCTTCTAGATTTTCTTCTGGTATTAATGCTTTTGTTACACCTGCTTTTTTGGCACCACATAATTTTGCATGAACTCCACCAATGGCTGTTACATTCTTACATAAATCTATTTCACCAGTTAATGCAACTTTATTATTTACTTTTTGACCTGATAATACAGAATAAATTGCTAAAGTAATAGCTGCACCTGCAGAAGGACCATCTTTAGGTACCGCAGCTTCAGGTGTATGTATATGTAAACCAAAATTTTTCTTTTCATTTGAATCATCTATAATTTGTTGTTGTTGCTCTTCAGTTAATAAACTGAATGCTATTTTCAATGCATAATTCATAGATTCTTTCATAACATCTCCTTGTTTACCTGTTAAATTTAATTCTAACATTTTATCAGAAGGATATTTCATAACTTGAATTACTGTTAAACCACCTATTCCTGATGTGGTAGCATATAATCCATTTACCAAACCAATAGATGGTTCTTTCGCAGTTTTTTTAATTCTAACTTTTGGTTTATTTTCAAATAAATTTTTAATATAATCTTTAGTTACTTTATAAGGTAAAATAATATTTTCATCATGAAATCTTTGTAAATTTACATCACGAACAATATCTATAATTTTTTCTTTAATTTTTCTTACACCAGCTTCATTAGTATATGTTTCAATCAAAAATTTAATAATATCTTCTTCCAAAATAAATTCACTTTTGTTAAATCCTACATCGTTTAATATTTCTGGTAACATATAATCTTTTATAATAACTACTTTTTCATTTAATTTTAAAGGTTTTGTATCTATTATGGTAATTCTGTCTCTTAAAATAGGATCAATTAAATTTATATCATTAAATGAAAAAACAATTAAACATTTTGATAGATCCAATTTTATTCCTGAAAAATATTTATCTTCAAATTCGTCATTTTGTGTTAAATCTGTTAAATGTGTTAATATTGAAATAATCTCTCTACCATGCTCAGTACTACTAACTTTATCAACTTCATCAATAAATATAATAGGATTCATACATTTAGAATTAATTAATACATCAACTATTCTACCATATGTTGAACCAACATATGTATAATTATGACCTACTAATGTAGAACCATTTACTGAACCACCAATAGGAACAAATGCAAATGGTCTTGGATTCCCTTCATCATCTTTTAAACATTTACTTAATCCATTTTTTGCTAATGAAGTTTTTCCTGTACCAGGTGGTCCTTGTAATCCTATTACAGCACCTTTTGAATTACCATTTATCCATTGAGCAAATATTCTTTCTAATTGTGTTTTAGCTTCTTTATGACCATAAACAGCTTCATTTAGTGTTTTTCTTATTTCAACTAAATAATTACACTTATTTTTTTGATATTCAAACCATTCTGGTATTAATTTAACAACTTTATCATTATCTTTATTATCATCTATATACTTATTTATATCATATTCTGAAAAAAGTTTTGCATCACTATCAAACAAATTTATTTTTTTTATAAAATTATTTTTGAAATTCATTATTGAGTTTTCTTTTATTACTCCAAAAGGTATTTTTAATAAACCATCTAACCATGTTTGAGCCTTATTATCACCTTGAAAACTACCTTTAATTGATTTTAACTTTTGAATAGCTTTACTTTTTACCTCTTCATCACTATTCATCAAATTTATTCTTCTTTCATATGGAATATCAGAAACATCTAATGATAAAATTTTATCTTCCTCTTCTAATACTTTGTTTTTTGATATATCTAATTTTTCTCTAATACTATAATGTAATGAATTATAAATTTCTATACTAATACCTTTTTTATCTTTTGATTTTAAAATATCATATAAAACAAAAGCTAATTTTTTATTATTATCATTACTCATTAATAATAAGGTTAAAATATCTATTTTTCTATATTTACTAGCCAATAAAAATTCATTAATTAGTGTTAGTAATGGTTTTGCTTCTAGTAATTTAAAATCATTATATTTACTTCTAACATCATCTGACAATTCTTCAGAATCACAAACCATTATATCTCTTAAATTTAAAGTATCCAAATAACTATTTTTAAATTTTTTTGGAACTAATAATAATTCGTAATTTAAAATACCTTTATGCAAATTAAATTTATCTTTGACAAATGGTATTGTTTTTGAAATATCCAAAATATCATCTTTAAAAATGCCTTGAATAACAATAAATTCGTCTTTGTTTTTTATATATAATGATGCTCCAAATTTATCTTCAATTAATGATATTGAATTTTTATTTTTAGTAATTTTTATCAAAGAATTGTCTAAAACAGCTACACAATTTACTTTTTTATAATGATTATTTCTAATTAATTTATTTTTATTACTAGATTTTCCAATAATTTCATTTATACTTTTTAAAAAAGATGGTATAGAAGTATCTCCAATTACTATTGAAGAAATATTATTCGATTTTCCTTTAATCAAACTTTCTAAAATATCTTTTGTTACCTTTTTACTTTTTCTTTTCATTTCAATTTCAGATTTTAAATTATTATTTTCAGATAATTTAATAACATCTTTATGATACTCTGAATACCATACACAAATAGGTTTAAAAAATCTACTTATAAAAAGAATAATATCAATATCATTATCATCAAAAATAGAAATCCAATTTTCTCCATTTAATATTTTAAATATATAATTAATGTTTTCTGGAGCAATATGATTTAAATTTTTAATTAATGATTTATTAATTTCAATTAATTTTAATGAATAATAATCCAGACTTTTGTCTTTTAAATTTCTAATTCTTAATTTATTTGGGAAAGTATCAATTAATTTTTTTGTTTCTTTTAATTCATTAATTATTAATAAATTATATGAATCTGTATTTTGAAAAATATTAAAATTATTTAAATAAGTTAAATTATTTAACATACTCATCAAAATATCTTTGTAAAACATTACTTGTGTATTCAATCTAGATACTTCTATTTTTAAAAATCTAAATCTTCTTTGAAAATTACTAATAGAACTTATTTTATCTAATCCTAATTTGTTCATATTAATTATTATCTTAAGATTTTTTTAAGTATAAAACGAATTATTATTTAAACACATGTTTTTCATTTAAATAATTCTTCAGCAATCATTAAATATGTCTTTTTAGTTATATTTAGATCTATTGTTATTGTTTCATTTGTATCTTCATTTATAATTATACTTAGAGAAAATTTAACTACTTTTTCATTATTTTCATCATCCTCTACTTCTATTTTTATATCAGGTATAATATTACCTTCTGTTATAATATCATAAAAATCATCATCAATAGAATTATCGTTTTTTTTATTATGATTATCATCAAGTTTTATTTCTGTATAAATTTCAGATAAATCTATGTTTTCATCATTAAATTCATCTAATAATAAACTATTATGAACCATACTATCCTATATTAACTTAGTAAAAAAAACTTAAATAAATTTTTTATATATAAAATTTTATATAAAAATTGATATTTACATATTTACTAATTAAATCCTTAAGTTAATGGATGAATCGAACATAAATAATGAATTTATACAACCAACATTTACTATTGGAACACTTGGGACAGTAGCTGCTGGTAAAACTACGGCTATAGAACAAATAACAGCTGAAAATACAAGGAGACATACAAATGAGCTAAAAGGTGGATTTACAATTAATATAGGATTTTCAAATGCAATTATTGGAGAATCAAATGATGGGGAAATTATCTCATCTAGTAAAATTACATCGGAATTTAAAAAAATATTAACTCATTTTTCATTTGTAGATTGTCCCGGTCACGGAGATTTAATAAGATCAACATTAGCGACTTCACAAATTATGAATGCTGTAATAGTTGTTGTTGCTATTAATGAAGAAATTAGACCACAACTCAAGCAACATTTATTGGCTTTAAAAGTTCAAAATATTTCTGATATAATAGTATGTATTAATAAAATAGATCTTTTGAGAAATAAAAGAGAAATTCTTCAAAAAAAGAAAGAAATTGAAACAATATTTAATAATATAGGATTAAAGCCACATAACTATATTCCTACATGTCTTAGTATGGGTATTGGAGTTGAATATCTTCTTAAAGATATTGTAAAATATTTTAATAAAAATTATGTAAATAAAAAACAAAGTAAAAAAATATTCCCAATATTAAGATCTTTTGATACAAATAAAAGTGGTACTAATTATAAAGATATAAATTATGGTATTATTGGTGGAACTGTGCTTAATGGTGTTTTTAAAATTAATGAAGATTATGAAATTAAACCAGGTTACATTGCTAAAAATAATACTAAATATAAACCATTGAATATTGTAATAAAATCAATCGAATCAAATAGAAAAGATATTACTAAATTTGGTGCTAGATCTGGTGGTTTAATCGGAATAGCAACTAATCAAGATCCTACATTATTTAGAAATAATAGTCTTGTTGGACATGTTTTAGGAAAAAAAGATGAACTAGGTTTCGTATATAGTGAATTGCAGATAAAAACATTATCAGACAAAGATCTTAATTCAATTTTTAGATATTGGAAACCTAAAATGAATGAAAATATAATGTTACTAATTAATTTTAAGATTATAAACTCAAAAATAAGTCAAATAAAAAGAGCTAAAATTACTTTCACATTAGAAAAACCAGTTTGTATTAACTTAAAAGATACAGTTATATTATTTAATAATATTGATAATTCAATAGAACCAATTGGTATTGGTAATGTTATTTCAGGAAAAACTATAGAATGTATAAAATAATGACTAATCTAAATTATAAATTGGTTAAAGATATAACATATATTAATTTAATGGAAACTTCTAATTTTTTGATTACAGATTATATTAATAATAATTCTGAATTGAATAAAGATGATATTACTAAATTTAGAAAGGATTTACTAAATCAAGGAATTTTTACAAAAGATTATCCTGATGATAATATATTACTATTATATAATAAATTTGAAAATAAAAATAAAAATGATTTAGAAATGGAATGTAGATCTGTTATTTTAAATAGAACAACATTTGATATTATTTGTTATACATGTAATACACCTATTTATAATATAAATGCAGTAAATTATTTACTAAAAAACAGCGATATTGAAAAAGAAATATTTAAATGTTACGAAGGCACTCTTATGTCTATGTTTTACTTTAATAACAAATGGTATTTATCAACTAGAAGATGTTTAGATAGTCAAAATTCTTTATGGAATGATGAATCTCACTATAATATGTTTATTGAAACATTAAATGAAAATGATACAAATTTTGAAGAATTTACAGAAAATTTAAATAAAGATTTTTGTTATTATTTTATTTTAATACATCATAAAAATAAAAATTTAGTTGATTATACAAAAAAATTTGGAGAGAATTATAAAAAGTTATGTTTAGCTTTTATAAGAAATAAAAAAGATCAATCAGAAGTAAAAAATGATAATCTTTCTTTCATAAAAAACAACATTTTTCTACCTGAAAAGATAGATAACTTAGAATCTTTTGATAAAGAAAATCAAAAATATAAATTAGATGAAAAACCAGATTCTGAAGGAGTTATTATAAAAATTAAAAAAGACAACAAATATAAATTATTAAAATTACAAAATTTAAATTATCAATTTCATACAGCTATGGGTAATAAGAAAAATATTTTTCTTGGTTTTATATATTTATATCAAAATAACAAACTTTCTAAATATTTAAATGAAAATAACAATTTTTCAAAATTCAAAAAAATTATAAATCCTATTAATACAAATGAATCTTATGATACACTGGGGACGGTAGATTCTATATTCAAAGTTTTAACATCAGAATTGTTTATTTTATTTAAATTATTATGGAATTTAAAAACATGTCAACATCAAAACAAAGAAGTATATGACATTCTACCAAAAGAATATAAAAAAATATTATTTAAAATTAGAGGTATATTTTTTGAAGTAAAAAATTCAGATGTTAGATATCTTAAATTAAATCATATATATAATCATTTGAAATCAATATCTAGTTTAGAAATAGAAAAATTATTAAGATCAAGAAAGTTAATGATGAATTGGGTAAAATCTGATCAAAATAATAAATATTTAAAAATATTTAGTAAAATATCTGAAAAATGCGATAAAGTTCATTTAAAATTAACTGCCATTTACACAAGTATATTATTTCCTCAAATTATGCCTGATGATATTCCGAAATAAATATTAAAAAAAAATATCTAAATATTAATATAATGTCAGCTTTTCTAGATCTTAATTCGGAAAACCTAAAATTCGTTGGTCGTGTTGCAGTTATGGGAATTATCCTAAATCTTGTTCTTTCTCCTCTAATCTCTATGGTACCTAAACCATCAGGTAAAGGTATTGGTGCAGATCAATTAAAAGAAGCTATTGCAATGATGGAACATCACAACAGAACAAAATTCACTAGTAGTTTAATTATTGTTCTTGTTATTTTCCTTGCAATGTTAATGTCTCCTATGATTAAATTTATTCCATTATTAAATCAAGTACTTTAAATATTATAAAAAAAAATTTATAATATATATTATATGAACCCTACACAGCTAATCATATTATTTTTGATTATTTTTCTTTTACTAAATTATTCTTGTGATTCTAAAAAAGAAAAAGAACCT